TGCCGTCTGAGGTCTCTTTGGCCCGATCCAGAAGTGTATACTTTGAGTTGATATATTTTGTTGTCATGTTAATAACTCCTTAAAATAAATAATTTACGTTTTATTTTCCGGGAGTTATCCGCATGACACGGCTTCCCTGACACTTAGCGGCGGTTTAGGCCGGTCTGCCCTTTGCAGACTAAGCATCAGATCTCTTTCGAGGTTGTCTGAACAACTATTTTAAATCACTGAGTTACCCTTGCGGGTTCAGCTTATATGGGTTTTCTTCGGTTCAAAAAGGATACATCCAAAATCAGGAGAGGTTTCCACTCCATCCACTCCCTCGCCCATTGTATCAAATCTTACTTTGCTCGTATTAACTAAAACGCTACACCCCCATTGCAATATTCCTCCAGCATTATCTACAAGTGGACCATTATCTTTATTCCAGTGTATACAGTTACTACACTCTGCTTTAATGTTCCGACTGCCATTGTCCATTTCTTTTTAACCTTTCCCTTCTTATTAGCTTATATGGGTTTTCCAGCTTCATTATACTTGTACGTTGGAAAACCGTCTGATTCTTTTGCATTTGTCGATTCACCGAATACAGTTCTGCCCTCGTTTACCAACGGAGCAATCTCGGCTAACAAATTTCTAATCGCAGGGCTATTGCCGATCCCTAGATTGTCGAGAAGGGTCTTAACTTCCGATCCACCCTTAAACTTTGCCAGGGCATCGTCAGTACCCTTGATAAAGGTATCGTATTTCTCTTTGTGCAGCTCCTTCATTCCGGCAACTTCGGACGCCATAAGAGCCAGCCCTTTGTCTTCCAAGCCTTTGAACTGACCCTGCAAGGTTTCAACTACCTTGCCCCAGATAGACGATACCACACCAGCTGGAGCACCAGCGGCCAAAGCTGCTTCTTTCACAGCCGCGGCAACACCAGTAAAGCTTTCCTTGTCGTCACCGTCTGGAATGTCCATCGCGTAACCGTCAACAGAGTCAGGGACACCAGTAGCCTTGCGGTATGCCTTGATGTCGTCTTCACTGGCATCTTTACCGGGGATATTGACCATTCCTTTGGTCCGTTCGGCGAAGTCAGCGTCGCCCTTGCTGATCTGTCGCTGAGCACTGGCGTAATTCTTTACGAAGGTTGCCTGGTCCTTGACGTTCTCGAACATCTTGGTTGGCTCCGACTTCGTATCCGGATCATTGTAGAAGTCATCGCCCAGGTGCTCTTGAACAACTGCCATATCAATTCCATTGTCTGTAAATAATTCATTCATCTTCTTTTGCCCTTAATTAAAGTTTTTGTAATTGAAGTTCTTCTCTGACTGCTCCTAAAAACGGACATGGGAAAAGAGGTCCGGCTAAATTCTCATCTTCCCATCTTTCTAGTGCTTTTCGTTCCGAAGAACCTGCTGCGAAATACAGCCGATCACTATCTAGGTTCTTCTGTTTTTCTTCGCACATTGCATAGACTTCGTCGTCTGTAAATGCTTTCCTCATCATTTTTTGCCCTTTAAAAGTTTCTTAATCAACATTTTCAATCTACTGGACCTTACAACAGGCCCATGTATCGTATTCAATAACTGCTTTGCGTAATTGCATAAAGCCTGCTGTTCAGGTGTTTCGCATTCACGCATGAAATACAGGTCACACAACATATCTTCCAAGACTGCCTTGCCGTATCCATCCGTGAATACAGCAAGGTACATCCTCTGACGTTCCTGGTCGGTTGCTTCTACATCTTCAATTGGGTCTAGTCCGTTAAGCATTTAAAGCCTTCTCGAGCATCGCAGCTATACGTTCTTCGATTGCAAAGATACGCTGTTCGTGATCGTTGACTGTGCCAACGCCCAGAGTGACCTCTGGGGCCCGTGCTACCGGTACTTTCTTTGTCGCAGTTTCCGGCTGCTCGTCCGGTGCGTCAGTAGCTTCGTCAAGCAATGCCTGAAGCTGTGCGTTTGTCATATCGTCATCGTAGCCAATACTCAATACTTCAAGTTCTGCGATAATTACTGCATTTGTTTTGTACGCCATCTTTCTTACCTCTCTGAATTAAACTATTATTTATGCCGCCGCTATCTGGCTTAATACGCTATCTTTTTCGATATTCTTCGACAAATTCGGGACCATGCTGGCCGCCTGTTCTAACTGTTGTTCTTGTTGCATCTGCATTTGCTGCTGTGCTGCAATAGCCTTAATCTCTGCTACGTCATCTCTGCTCAATACTATTTCTTCGGGGGTATTGCCTGATTCTAATATCTTCCGCATAAGCTCATCACCATCAACAACAACATCCGAATCTGGCAAAACACTCATTACCGCACTCATATTTGCCACGGTTTGAAGCAGATTCCCCGTTTCGTAGTATTGTTTCAATATCTGAGCCAAAGGCCCGATGTACTGTATATCGATCTTACCGTTCTGAGACTGCATAACCTCGTCTGGTACTTCCGGAGCACGACCTGAGTTTAGCTCGATCTCGTATATCCTGTCAAATTCACGATCAGTAATCCCGCTAAGTACACCCAAGAACGGAGCCATCAATACTGCTCTCTCTGCCTGCATACCCCTAACCATGTCGATATTCTGATAAGCAGATGGATCAGCACTGTTAAGAGAAAGGAACAAAGACTTGCCAAACCGTTTATTAACAAGATCCTGCCATTTTTCATGGATATTTTCACTAAATGGATAACCACTACTGTCTACAAACCGAGATACAAGATCACCCATCTTGAGTCCCTCCATCTCTTTATGACCAACAAAGGTCTTTCCGCCAGCGCCGGTTCGCAGTTTATGCTTTAGGGTCGATGGAATCAACATTGACGGTCTTGCTGCCTCCTGCGATGCTATGAGAATGTCACGTCCCATATAATTAGCGGTAAGTATTTCAACAAACATCGAACTCACGATACCGCGTCCGTATGATTCGGTACTGGGTCTATTAAGACTCCAGGGTATTGGGTTCAATGTCTCTGACCCATCATCCTTGATTATCTTCTTGAACTCAACATTCAAGTATTTGTGCTGCCACTTCATATTGACAACGCCGACCTTACCAGCTTCGTAATCCTTGTTTTTGTATATGGCATGGATTATCTGGCATTTCTGGTTAGGACTATTCTCAAGTGCCAACTTCTGGCTTTCGCTCAGGCTTCCTTCGCCAAACTCGTCTTTGATCTGGCCGATAGTCTTATTGAATCTGTGGTGAATAGCAACTATCCTACCCCAGAAATCCCTCCGGATCCTGAATTCGCGTGGGTGTGGACACATAAACATCAGCTTGCCGCTTTCCTGGTCATGCTCGATATACATAAACGAATCACCAATAACACCAGCATCATTGATGCTCACAAGCTTCTGATTGTAGTAGTTTGCCTCATCAGGCCCGCTCTGGGTAAGAACTGATCTTAGATGCTCATCGGTATCTTGCAGCCATTGTCGGACGCGTTTACTATCCATAAGCTTTCTATCTGACATCTGCTGGACCCACCAGTTTGTACTTCTAGGCATGTAGTTACCAAGTATGCCGTTGCTCCAAATTTTCCTTCCCTCTATAGCCGTGGGATCATAAATGACACGGGATTTCTTGGTTCTTTGCGTATCATCGAACGTATTATACCAGTCCATCGCGGACTCGCGATCTGGATATGTCAGTTGGATTGCAAGCTCTTTTGGCTTCTCGCAGTCTTTGAACTCAGTGTCCATACGCTCTTGCTCGTCGATTATGTTTTTAGGTGTTATGGTCATTAACCAGCTCCCAGTTTCTTTCGTGAAATATTAGCTTCGCCGCTCACCTGGTTCAGTATCGTAGCCCGGCGGCGCTTTGCCAAAGCCTTGCGGGTAGTCTCATCGGCAATGTTGCTCTGCTGTATCTTCTCAATCGGCTGAGCTGTCTGCTGAACAGGTCTTTTTGGTTTTCCGCCAAATAAGGAGTTTCCCATGTTATTTCCCTTTATAAGTTGCTCAAGCCCATCGGCTGATATTCATCTTCACAGTAATCATCGTCATGCTTCTTGATCGGCCCTTTGAACCCTAAGACTTGACCGTCTATTTCGCCATATCCATAAACCAGACCAAGGCACTGGAAGGCGTCTGCGCCGTCACAACTCCAATCATCTTCAGGATTATCGTTAAATCGCTTCTGGTCATCATTCCATTCAAACCGGTAAAACGATAGGCATTTTATAAGCCTTGTCGTCTTTTTGGCGTCAAATTGGCATTGCAGGAATATATCGCGGGCTGCTTGAATGCTATTCGCCTTATCCTCTACCCTCGGAACCTTAGTAACCCTGTCTACTCCCAGTAATTCCTCAACAGTGTCGATCAATGGCGTTGCTGTTACGGCATTCCTCTTGGCTGAGTCATGGGGGAAATAGTGATGTCCGTAGACGTAAGGCTTATTGCGGACAACCTTACAGTGATAAACTATGCCGCGATTAGATTCCTCATGATAATCGATGACCCTGATCTCTCTTTTTACGAACTGAACGAATATGATCGCCGTTGGGTGACCAATCCCCAAATCCCAAAAGGTATAGACAGGTATGCTTTCAGTGTATGGCTGGAACCCGATACGCCCTTCACTTCTTACCATTTCAAGTTCTTCGCCGAATACAGCGCCTTCGACAGCCTGTTCAAATGCTTCTGCAGGATAACTCGGGTGTTCCCGCTTCATTAACTTGCCAAGTCCCTGTGCTCCGTCACGTTTCAGGGCATACCAGGCCCGCTGTTCTTCCGATAGTTCAATTGCATGAGTACCAGCTAACTCTGCAAAATACCGCTTTAATTCATCACTAATATCTATTCCTGTTGGATTTGTCGCGTTCTTTGCGTCATCGTGCCAGGCGAAGAAATGGAACTTGCATTGCATCTTATTCAGGGCAACATTGGCAGCCTTCGCCTTTGCGGTGTCTGACTGAGCTTGCGCACACCCATCGTAGAAGTCGCCAGCACCACCTTCGGCAGTTGATTCGTCGAAGAAATAAGAGCCTTCGTGCAGTGTCGGGATTGTTCCGGTCTTGATCTCAATGGCTTTTTGTGGGTATTTCGCACATATCTTACCGCGTTCAGATATGTGTAGGAATTTAAGCGTTCCGGACCGCATTGACATCGCAACCCTTATCCAGCTATTATTAGCAAACCGAAGCTCATTAGCGTTTGATTTAATAGTTGGGATCCGTCTGCGTATTGCCTCTGGTAGATTATCGTAAGGATATTTAACTTTCGTTGCAAAGATATTCTGTACCGCTTCTTTTGTGTGGGCTATAATACCCGCCTCGATATTGTCATTAAATAAACACAAATCAAGCCCAATGATGTCTATCTCCGTCGAAAACCCATGTTGTCTTGATTTTAACAGTTCATTCCAGTACCACATCTCATTAAAGAACTTCACCTGAGCAGGCCGCATCTTGAACTTGACTCGCTCCGAACGCTCATTGATAATCCAGTACAAGTTGTTTAATCGCCAGTACGAGTCTTTGAGGTTCTCTATGAGTTCAGGTGGTAAGGTGGATTTAGCCATCAGCCCACCACCTTAATCGGCAAGCCCACACCTTCGCCGCCTATTTCCTTCATTAAGTCGGCCAGGTCATCAGATACACCGTGTTCTGTTTCATTGCGTTCGTGCATTCCATGATTAGCTGATAATCCAAGTTTAACGATGCTTGCAGTATATTCGCCGTTTAAGCCTCGATTAAACAGTTGATTCTTGGATATTTGCTTAATTGTCTCGGCGGATAAAGAAAACCGTGGTTTAGTTTTCTTCCATGCCTGGATAGTTTCTTCGGTAATTCCGATATAAACTGCTAACCCACATAGACTTACAACTTCGTCTTCTCTTTTGCAATGGGCTACGAACTTCTTGACGAACGCTTTTGTGCCGTATTCGGATTTATACTTCGTAGGCCGAC